GAGATTTACCCTAAATTCTTAGACAAGTACGGCAAGAAGTGGAACGCAAAGGTAGGCGAGACACAGATAACCACCGATTACGCTCGGGATGCAAATGGCATACCCGCACAGCGTCCATCAAAGGAATCAATCCGCTACATCGACATAACGCCCGAAATGAAAGGTGCTGTAAGCAAAGGCCAACCGCTATTTGCGGCTGCGCCAGTGGGATCAATTGGCTTGGGTTATCAAAAAGACAAAGCAGATAATCTAGAAGAAACATCCCCCACATACACAGACCCTTTTGGCAATACAATCGGTTCGTCTATAAGGTAACACTATGGCAACAGATAAAGAAATCAAGCTAGAACAAGGTGAGTTTTATGAGCCTACTGAGGCTGATAAAGACCTGACTGATTTTGTTACTGACCATTGCAACCGCTGGCGTGATTACAGAGATACCAACTTCCTTCCAGATTGGCTTGAGTACGAGCGCATCTTTCGTGGACAGTGGGCATCTGAAGACAAAACCCGTGAGTCTGAGCGTTCACGCATCGTAACCCCTGCCACCCAACAAGCTGTAGAGACTCGCCATGCTGAGATCATGGAAGCTATCTTTGGTCAAGGCGAGTTCTTTGACATTCAAGACGATATTCGGGATGTGAACAACAACCCCATCGATGTGGGCATCATCAAAGCCCAGTTGATGGAGGATTTCAAGCGAGACAAGATTCGTAAATCCATTGATGCCATTGAGTTGATGGCAGAAATCTATGGAACAGGTATTGGCGAGATTGTCGTTAAGACTGAAAAGCAGTTTGTACCCTCTACTCAGGCAATTCCTGGGCAAATGGGCCAAGCTGCCATTGGCGTAGTAGAAAAAGACAGGGTTTCGGTCAAGATTTCACCTGTAAATCCCAAGAACTTCTTGTTTGACCCCAATGGAACCTCAGTTGATGACTGTATGGGGGTGGCAATTGAGAAATACATAAGTATTCACAAGATTGTTGAAGGCATTGAGCGTGGAATCTACCGCAAAGTAGACATTACGCCCACTTATGAAGACACTGACCTGGAGCCTACCCAAGAGGTGAGCCAGTATCAGGATGAAAAGGTATTGTTGCTGACCTACTATGGTCTGGTTCCACGGGAATACCTAGAGAACCTTGAAGAGAACAAGAATATTGTTGATTTGTTCCCTGAGAGTTCCGCTGCTGAAGAATATTCAGACATGGTTGAGGCCATTGTGGTGATTGCCAATGATGGACAGTTGCTCAAAGCAGAGGCAAATCCTTACATGATGAAGGATCGCCCTGTTCTGACCTATCAGGATGACACTGTTCCAAATCGTCTTTTAGGTCGTGGCACAGTGGAAAAAGCATTCAATATGCAGAAAGCTATTGATGCTCAGATTCGTTCTCACTTGGATTCATTGGCACTGACCACCAGCCCCATGATTGCAATGGATGCAACCCGTCTACCCCGTGGTGCTAAGTTTGAAGTCAAGCCGGGAAAGGCCATTCTCACCAATGGCGCACCTTCAGAGATTCTGTATCCATTCAAATTTGGTCAGACTGATGGCAACAACCTAGCCACCGCCAAGGATTTTGAGCGTATGCTCCTGCAATCCACGGGAACTTTGGATTCTCAAGGCATGGTCAGTGCTGGTGCTAGAGACATGGGCCAAGGCGGTATGTCTATGGCAGTTGCCACCATCATCAAGAAGTACAAACGTACCTTGGTAAACTTCCAAGAAGACTTCCTGATCCCCTTCATTCAGAAGGCTGCTTTCAGGTATATGCAGTTTGACCCAGAGCGTTACCCCTCTGTGGACATGACTTTCATTCCGACTGCCACTCTTGGCATCATTGCCCGTGAGCATGAGCAACAGATGTTTATTGGTTTGCTCCAGACCCTTGGCCCTAACACTCCTGTGTTGCCATTGATTCTCAAAGGTGTTTTGGCTAATTCTTCCCTTACCAACCGCTATGAACTGATGGAGCAGTTGGACAAGATGAGCCAGCCTAATCCGCAAGCAGATGAAATGGCCCAGATGCAACAACAGTTGGCAGTGCAAGCTGCACAGGCTCAGATTGCTGTTAATACTACTGCGGCAGAGCAAAATAGAGCTGAAGCACAGAAATTGATGGTTGAGACTCAGTTGATGCCTCAAGAAGTGCAAGCCAAGATGAGTGCATCTTTGACCAAGAATCTACCCAATGAGGATGAAGCCAATCAAAGGGAGTTTGAGAAGCGGGTCAAGATTGCTGACTTGATGCTCAAAGAAGCTGACATTAAGAACAAGTCAAAGATTGTTGAGTTGCAGATGGCTGACAAGGTAAATGCTCAGTCACAAGTTAAGCAAGACTTCCTTACCAAACTCACAGATGGTCTAAAGAATGGCTAATATCAAGGAACTTATCCAGAGCATTGAGTCAACAGACTCATCTTTTGATGAGAAGCTAGATGCTATCAATAAGATGGAAGAAACCTTGGTGGCTATGCGCCAGCAAGAAGAAACGGCTATTCAAGACAATGTAGACCTGATTGTTGAGGCCATCAAAGTGATGGAGAACAAGGTCAGCGCACAACTAGAGATTGCCAAGTCCATTGTTCCTGAGAAGGGTGACAAGGGAGACAAAGGCGACAAGGGTGCTGATGGTCGCCAAGGTGTAGATGGCAAGAACGGGTTAAATGGTACGCCAGGAAAAGATGGCGTAGATGGTGTAGATGGTGTTTCTGTAACAGATGCCAAGATTGACTTTGATGGTTCGTTGGTTATTACCTTGTCAACAGGCAAAGAGTTGAATGTTGGTGAGGTAGTTGCGCCTGACTTGGCAGAGAAGATCAAAGTTATCAGCACCATGTCTACCAATGGGGCGGTGGCTATCTTAGATGAAGGCACAAGCATCACAAGTGGTGTTAAGAAGATCAATTTTGTTGGTGCGACTGTTACTGCCACCAATTCAGGGGATGATGTAACTGTCAATGTAAGCGCAGGGACGGGCACAGTCACAAGTGTTGGTTTGTCAGGTGGTACAACAGGATTGACTGTTACTGGTAGCCCAATTACAACAACTGGCACTATTACCTTGGCTGGAACTCTTGATGTTGACAATGGCGGTACAGGCCAGACAAGTTATACAGATGGTCAATTACTTATTGGAAATACAACAGGTAATACATTAACAAAGACAACATTAACTGCTGGCTCTGGTATAGCAATCACAAATGGTGGTGGCTCAATAAGTATTGCCGCAACAAATAGTGGAACAGTTACTGCTGTTACAGGAACTTCTCCAGTAGTATCTAGCGGAGGAGCAACCCCTGCGATTAGCCTAGCATCTGGATATGGTGATACTCAGAACCCTTACGCAAGTAAGACTGCTAACTTTGTTTTAGGCGCACCTAATGGCGTTTCTGGAGTGCCGACATTTAGAGCAGTTGTTGCGGCAGACATTCCTATATTAAATCAAAGTACAACAGGTAGTGCCGCAACTCTTACAACAGGAAGAACATTAGCCATTACAGGTGATTTGGCTTACACAAGTCCAAGTTTTGATGGTTCTGCAAATGTGACTGCCGCAGGAACACTTGCTACAGTTAACACAAATATTGGCTCGTTTACCAATGCAACTTTTACAGTAAATGGCAAAGGTTTAATAACTGCCGCATCAAGTGGGACTGCACCCGTTACATCGGTAACTGCCACAAGTCCTGTTGCATCAACAGGTGGAGCAACACCAGATATATCAATGCCAGCGGCAACTACATCAGTTAACGGTTATTTGACTTCTACTGATTGGAATACGTTTAATGGCAAAGGTTCTGGCACAGTAACAAGCGTTGCGGCACTAACATTAGGAACAACAGGAACTGATTTAGGTTCTACTGTGGCTAATGGAACTACAACACCAGTAATTACCTTGAATGTGCCAACAGCTTCTGCAACCAATCGTGGCGCATTAAGTTCTACCGATTGGACAACATTTAATAACAAGGGTTCTGGAACAGTTACTTCTGTAAGTGGCACAGCAGGAAGAATTACATCAACTGGAGGTGCTACCCCTGTTCTTGATTTGACAAGTGGAATTGCAACGGCTGGAACAACTGGTTCGGCATCATTAATTCCTGTGGTAACTATTGACACTTATGGTCGAGTTACAAGCATCACAACTGCCGCTAACCCACAAGGAACAGTTACCTCAGTAACGGGTACTGCGCCAGTTGTTTCTAGTGGTGGTGCAACTCCAGCCATTAGCATGGCGGCAGCTACAACTTCAGTTAGTGGTTATTTAACTTCTACTGATTGGACTACGTTTAATAATAAGGGTAGTGGAACAGTAACAAGTGTTGCGGCAACTGTTCCAGCATTTTTGTCTGTTGCTGGTTCGCCAGTTACAACAAGTGGGACGTTGGCAATTGCTCTTGCGTCTACACCTACTGATGGTCAATTATTGATTGGCAATGGAACAGGGTTTTCCTACGCTACTTTGACTGCTGGTAGCAACATCACTATCACAAATTCATCTGGTGGCATTAGTATTGCGTCATCAGGTGGTGGCGGCGGTGGCGCAACTGGTTTTGAACAAACATTTTTGTTAATGGGGGCATGAGATGGCTACGACTTACAAGGTTCTGGGTCAATCAAACCCTGCCGCAACAACAGCTACAACGCTATATACAGTTCCAGCATCAACAAGTGCTGTTTGTTCTACGTTATCTGTGGCAAACATTGGAGTGTCAACTACGTTTCGTGTTGCTATAAGACCAGCGGGGGCAACGCTTGCAAATCAACACTACATAGTTTATGACTCAGCAATTAATGCTGGCTCTGCGGTGTATTTGACTATTGGATTGTCGCTTGCTACCACGGACGTAGTGACTGTTTATGCGGGTACAGCAAACGTGGCGTTTGGTCTGTTTGGCTCAGAGGTGACTTAATGTCAGTTCGTGTTTTAAATAACAATGCAAGCAACAACACAGATGTTGTTTCTAAGACTTTTCCAAGTAACGCATTAACACCTTGGGTTCGCAATCCTAGTTGGCCTGCTTGTGAGGCAAATAGTGGTGATAACCGAGTGCGTGGACTTTATGCCGTTTGGCCTAATGGTGCTAACTTTATTGCCATGACTGTTAGTGCTGATTACACAGTAAATTATGGTGATGGCACAACTACAAACTATACATCAGGCACAACAGCATATTATGAATATGCATATTCTGATGTTGATTTAGTAGGCACGGAAGCGCCAGTTACCTTTACAGACGCAGGTGACTTAGTAACTCGCACAGCGCATGGATATTCAAATAATATGCAAGTGCAGTTTTTTAACATTACTTCAACAACTGGTATTTCAAACGGGCAGTTTTATTACGTTATAAATGCTACAGCAAACACATTTCAAATTTCTGCTACTGTTGGGGGGACGGCTGTTGCATTAACAACCGATGGAACGGGGCAATTGTTGCCATATAGGGTTGCAACAGTAACTATCACACCACAAGCGGCAAACAATTTAACTAGCATTGATTTATCTATAAAACATAACCAATCAGGATTGGCAAATGGATATTCAATTGGTTGGCTAGATTTGGCGTTTGCCGCCTCACAGTTAACAACAATTGGACTTTATAGTGCTACGACTGCTGTTCGGTTAAATAACTTAGAACGTGTTCGGTTAAATGAGCTTGGGTCAATTACATCTTTTTCAAATTTTTTTCGCGCCTTATCAAAATTACAAAATATAGAAATTGCAAACACAATTACCAGTGTAAATGTTGCGACTGATATGTTTAATACTTGTATAAGTATACAAACAGTACCGTTATTTAATACTGCATCTATTACCGACATGAGTTCTATGTTTTCTAATTGTTACCAGCTACAAAGCGTACCTTTATTTAATACTGATTTAGTTACTAACATGAATACTATGTTTAATGCTTGCTATAATCTAGAAACAGTACCGTTATTTAATACTGCATTAGTTACTAACATGAGTACTATGTTTAATGCTTGCTACACTCTACAAACAGTACCGTTATTTAATACGGCTTTAGTTACTAACATGAGTAATATGTTTAGCAGTTGTCAGAGTTTACAAAACGTACCGTTATTTAATACTGCATTAGTTACTAACATGAGTATTATGTTTAATGCTTGCTATAATCTAGAAACAGTACCTTTATTTAATACGGCTTTAGTTACTAACATGAGTATTATGTTTAATGCTTGCTATAATCTAAAAACAGTACCTTTATTTAATACGGCTTTAGTTACTAACATGAGTATTATGTTTAATGGTTGCTTTACTTTACAAACAGTACCTTTATTTAATACTGCTTTAGTTACGGCCATGAATAATATGTTTAGCAGTTGTCAGAGTTTACAAAACGTACCGTTATTTAATACTGCATCAGCCACAGTCATGAATAGTATGTTTAGTAGTTGTACTAATTTACAAAGCATACCTTTGTTTAATACGGCATTAGTTACTAATATGAGTTCTATGTTTTCTGGTTGTACTAATTTACAATCATTACCTGCATTAGTTACAACAGCAGTTACTACATCTGCTAATTTTAATAATATGTTTAATAGTTGCAATAGTCTTGCACGAATTGAGGCTAAAAACTTTAGATTTACCTTTAGCGTTGCAAGTTGCAAACTGTCAGCAACTGCGCTTGATGAAATTTACACAAACCTACCCATAGCAGTAGGACACACCATCACTGTCACAGGAAACTACGGCACAGCAACAGACACTCCAGCTATTGCTACGGCAAAGGGTTGGACGGTAACAGGATAGAACATGGAAACATCAGGCTTTTACAAACTAGATGGTGATTTACTTTTTGGCCCTAACTTTGTGTTGAACAAAGATTATGAATTAAGGCGAGAAACGTATACTCAACACACCTATCCAACAGATGGGTGGAGTTGGTTTGACTCTGAAGCACAGGCGAGGGTGTTTTTTGGGTTGCCAGAAAAAATTGAAGAAGATGTCCAAGGCAATTGACAAACTACAAACAGAGATGATATTGGCATATCTTGCCAAGAAAAGGAAACCAGTGACCCCAGACCTACAAAAGTATTACGAAGATCGCTTCTCAATGATGGGAAGTGATGGATGGAAAGACTTGGTAGAAGATATTGACACCATGATCTCATCGTTGAATAATATATCTGTTATCCTTGACGAACAAAGCCTACAATTCAAAAAAGGTGAACTTTCTATACTAACTTGGCTGAAAACCTTGAAAGAGGTCAGCGAGAGAGCATACGAGGAACTGAATGAAAAGAATGTTTGATTTTGCTTGTGCAAACGGGCATAAAACCGAAAGACTGACTGATTATGAGTCGATCAGTTTTAGGTGTGAATGCGGTGAAACAGCCAACCGCATTCTTTCTGCTCCCAACTTCAAATTAGAAGGGTGGTCTGGTTCTTTCCCATCATCGCATGGGAAGTTCGAGAAAAAACACTTGGATCAATTGAAGTGGGAGCAAAAGCACAACTCATAAACAGCAATGTCGAGTTGATTCTCCTACAACCGAAAACGGCAGGAAAAGGGAAAATATGTTGATTGATAATGAACCTGAGATGAAAAGTGAGTTGGAAGCTGAAGAATCCAAGCTATCTGACACCATTGCGCCAGCAAGCCAAGGACTCCCTGATAAGTACAGGGACAAAAGTCTGGAGGACATTGTTCGGATGCACCAAGAAGCTGAGAAGCTAATTGGCAAGCAAGCGCAAGAGGTGGGAGAGGTAAGGAAGCTCGCCGATGAACTTATTAAGCAGAACCTCAGTTCAAAGCAACAACCTATTAAAGAAGAGGAGCCTGAAGTAGATTTCTTTGAGAATCCACAGAAGGCAGTTCAGAAGACTATTGATAATCATCCTGATGTTCTCGCAGCCCGTCAAGCGGGTGTGGATTTCAAAAGGATGCAGATTCAGCAAAAGCTAACGCAAGACCATCCTGATTACAGTCAGATTGTCAATGACCAAGATTTTGCGAATTGGGTGAAATCATCGCCTGTTCGCATTGGTCTGTATGCAAAAGCAGATGGTGAGTTCGATTATGATAGTGCCAACGAACTGTTGTCTACTTACAAAGAATTGCGTGGCGTAAAACATAAGCAGACTGAACAAGCGGGTGAAACCGCCAGGAAGCAAAATATGAAGGCCGCACAAGTTGATGTTGGTGGAACTGGTGAGAGTTCAAAGAGGGTATACAGACGGGCTGACCTTATTCGGCTGAAGATGACAGAACCTGACAGATACGATGCTTTGAGTGGTGAAATCATGCAAGCATACGCAGATGGACGGGTTAAGTAACTTAACTTTCGTTTCTTAGGAGAAACAACATGGCAACAGCATTTTCCCCCAGTAACTCAGTTACTACGACCACAGCAGACAAATTCATTCCTGACATTTGGAGTGATGAGATTGTTGCGGCTTACAAGAAAAACTTGGTTCTTGCTAACCTCGTTATGAAGATGAACTTCAAAGGTAAGAAGGGCGATACGATTCATATCCCCGCACCTACCCGTGGTT